GAATCGACGAGTTTGGAGCGATCCACTCTTGTTGAGGAAGATCTTTCTGACTCAGTATCGCTCGTTTCGAGTGACGCTTCGCAGTATCCAGCTGAATCCCTTCCAGACACCCCAAGCGGTTCAGTGGCTCAAAGCCTACGCGCTGGGTTGTGCGGAAGCGAGCTCGTTCATTGTGTCGAGTCTGAGGCAGTTGTTGTCAATTCTGATGACGATTCGCCACTGCGCGACGGAGCTCAGCTTCGTGGCAGCGGGGAGCTTGCACAGTCTTTATCACTCTCTTGTTCAATTCCCCCTACAGTTCATCACCTTCAAGGCGACGAACGGGATGGAGGGAGGTTGGCTTTGCGCTCTGGTGGCAACACTGCCGGAGTTCCACAAGTTCATGGAGCTCCCGCCGCCATCGCTTCGCCTACGCATGCCCATAGCAGCGGCACTAGCAAACGCAAGCAGCGCGCTGCGCGAAGGAAGGTGTGGCAGTCTCGTAAGTCAACAATCGGGACGCTCAACACCGGCGAGTCAGGCAAACTCACCGAGGCTTTACGCCCAGGGAGTTCCGCGGGGTCCAGTTGTTCAATGGACTCCGCCGGCTCAAGGCCTGCTCGTCGAACCTCCAAGTACACAGGCGCTGTTGTGCCGTCTGCCAACCGAAGTTCAAGCCCTGATCAGGCTCCAGCTGCGCCGTCCAGGCCCGAATGGGACAAGCGCAAACGCTGGACGCAGGGAATGATCTCCGGTGAATACCTCGACGCCACGGGGTCCCGCCGTACGAGCCGCGGCAAGGGTGTGACCGTCTTCGGAGGGGAACTTGTAGAGTGGAGTTCGGTGCATGAGCTGGCCAAGGAGCACCAGTTCAACCCGGGTAATACTCTATACCACTCCAAGGCCCAGGAGGATTTGTACATGCAGCTGGTGCATCATAGCAAGCGTGAACCTCTCTGGGTTGAGTGGGAAGGCGGTCGCATCGAAGAGTTCGAAATCGGATCAGCGAAGGCTAACTCAATGATCCCCGCGCTAGCAAGGGAAGCCATGGACCTCTCTGCACCTCTGGTGAAGATGATGGAAAAACGTGAGCAGGACCGTCTAGTTCGGGAATATACCCAACGTTGGCATCGTTATGTCCGGTCAGAGTTGAATGTGGTGGGCATTCCGCTCTCGATAAGGTGGCGTACCTTTATCGGAAGGTGGCTGCTGCGGTTCGGCTTTACAGCCGCGCTGCCGCCGCGACCATAGGCCAGCGTGGTGGCACGACCGATGGTTTGCACAGGGGGTCCGGGAGCTGACACACATGATGTGGACTGTCCGGGAGGGAAGCCTACGAAGCGCACAGCGCTCGAGGTGATGACTTCTGGTTCGGGTTCGCGCTGTGTTGGCAGCCAACACTTCTCTCTGCATCGGTCTCGTGGCCATTACGCTTGTCGAGGGGTAGGGTTCAAAGGGCGTTGTTACTATATGCCAGTGGTCAACTTTTTCCAAGCAAGGTTGATGTACTGGTTTGTCCACATGCCATGTGCTTGCAATCACATGAACGCGCTCTTTGGCCGCGTCGGTAAATGTACCCCCAGCGTTAACCGGCGCGCCGTTAAGGACTATCTCTACCCATTGGCCATGACCTTGGCGACTTGGGTGGGTCGCCATGCTCCCATCCCTTATTTGGACGTATATAAGGGAATGTCAGGGAGGAAGTTCGCAAAATACAAGCGAGCGGAAATACAATTAATACGTCAGGGAAGGCTTGCTACCAAGAGGCAGAGTGAAATTGAAATGTTCGTCAAGATAGAAGGCATTCTTTTCACTGATGCGAAGCGCAATCCTGATTGTCGAGCGATCCAGTTCCGTCGCCCCGAGTATGTACTCCAACTCGCGTCGCACATTAAGGTGGCGGAACACAAGCTGTATGAGGTTACGGATGTTCCAGGTTTCGGACCTGGGCGACTGTTCGCCAAGAATCTCAACCCGCGGCAACGCGCTCAAGAGCTGCACAAGAAATGGTTGGGAACCCCTGGGCACGTACTGGAGCTGGATGCTTCACGTTTCGATGCACACGTCACTTATGAGATGTTGCACGACGTGGAGCACCCGTTCTGGAAGGCTACGTGTTTAGGGCCCCAAATCCACGAGCTCTTGAAGTGGCAACTTCACAATCGCGGGAAGTTCAAGGCAGGTGAATACGAACAGTGGTATTCTGTCCGAGGCGGGCGCATGTCCGGGGACGCCAACACTGCTGCAGGTAACTGTATCATAATGGCTTGTCTCCTAGCCGCCTTTGGGCAGTCTCGCGGAGTCAGGTTCTCTTTTCTTTGCGACGGTGATGATTCCGTGTTCTTCCATGAGGGACGCGAAATCACTGACATTGAGGTCGTCACTTTCTTCAGGCAATTCGGGTTCACGATGAAAATCGAGAACCGCCCAAGAATGTTTGAGGAGATCAATTTCTGTCAGTCAAAGCCCGTTTGCATCGATGGTGATTGGACCATGATCCGCAATCCGTACAAGATACTCAGCAAGCTTGGAGTGTCCCCTAAGTTACGAAATCCCACCGGCCGTGCCAAGTACATCCGCACGGTGGCCTTGGGTGAGTTAAGCTTAGTGCGTGGCTGTCCAGTTCTACAAGCTTTCTTGAAGCGCGTGGTCGACGTATGTACGGCTGCCATGACGATGCGCCAAAAGAATCGAGGACTGATACACAAGGAAGCCATGGGACACTACTACCGGCTCTCGCAATTTATCCCTGGTGACTGGAAGGATGGGCGCGTCCAACCGGTCACCCCCTCCACGCGTAAATCTTTCCAAATCGCGTGGGGGATTGGAGTTGAAGAACAAATCCGCTTGGAAAGCATCGTCGAACGGTGGGTGTTCGATCTCGCAAGGACTCTGGAAGGTGGTGGCATCGATGTTCCCAAGTGGATGCCACCTGTTTTCCTTCCTGAGCGATGGTAGAATGGGGTCGTTGGATTTACGCCCAAACCGGTGCCGCAAGCTTAATATTTCCGGGCTAACAAGAATGCCAAGAGACTGCACGGAGCGACCAATGCGACTCGGTTTCCAACGATGTACAGTCCCCTTTTGGTGTGGGGCATCCCATACAACACCACCAATGACCAATAAGTCCACCAACAAGAAGGCGCCCAAGAAGCGCCAAAATGTCCAAAGCAAGCAAGCCAAGCCTGCTCGGAGCAGCTCATCGCGGAATCAAAGCGCTTCGCAGCGGTCGACGCATGTTGGCACGAGTGCGTTTAACATTAATAGTGTTGGACAAGGCCATATCCGCGTGCGCGGCCATGAAATCCTGGGCTCAGTCATACCCTTGGTATCTACTGCTCCCAGCCTGGCCGCGGTCTTCGACTCAAACCCAGCATGCTGGACCTCCTCCCGCCTCTCACTTACCGCCTGCTCGTATGAGAAGTATCGCTACAACTCTGCGCGCATTAGGTACATCCCCTCCGTTTCAACCACTCAAAGTGGATCTATCGCCCTCGCGATTGAGACGGATCCGGATGAGCGCCTTCCGGCGGATGCGGACGCAGTCACTCGGACCATGAACAACCAGTTTTCTGGACTTGGATCCGTGTGGGCTCCACTCGACGTCATGTTCCGTCGTGATCCCAAGGATCAGGATTGGTATAAGGCGTCAATTCTTGGCGAGGACGTTCGTGAAGCGGTAACCCAATTTTTAGTGTACGCTGTCACGGACGTGACCAACCTCGCCAATTCTGCGCTCGGTCGTCTCGTCATTGAGTACGACATCGAGTTCATGTATCCGGAGCTTGAGGTTCAAGACGGAGGCAGCCAGTACCAAGCAACCCAAATCAACACGGTTGCTGGTGTTGCAGGGGCACCTCTTGAAATCGACACATCGGGCTCACCTAGTCTATTTACAGGCAGTCAGGTTGTTGAATTCCGCCCAGTGGGCGATGTTGCGACGACTCTTGTCGTCAATCAAGGCAACAACACCTTCAACATCAAGCGTGGACAAATGCTATACGCTTCCTACAGTGGCAAGTCGGCTGGCGGAGGGTCTTGGCAGGCCTTCATTTCATACGCCTCGGCTAAAACGGCAACATCACCATTGGTGTGGGCGTCTGCCGCCGCGGTGACTTCCATCGCGGGCTACTATAGGCGACTGTCGGCTAAGGCTGATGCTCGCTAAGGACATTTGGGGGCAACGACATCATGTGCATCCCCGGTTGGCTAATTTTCGTCGCAGCGTTTTGTGGTGCTTTCCACCTGATGAGAGAGCTCAGTCATTTGCGACCCCCTCGGGGGGCGCTAGACCGATTACTCAATCTAATGGTAGTGGTCCTCACAAATGGCGCTGTCCAAGCAATGATCATTTGGCCGCACGCATGTTGATGTAGGGGCTTTGCGACCCCCCCCCCGTGAGCACATGAGTAGGGCTAAGTCAGGTTCCGCACCTGCTCACCCGAGGCGGCTGGCCTGGCGACCCAGCTGTAGAGCAGCCACCACACCTCGTGCAAACACACTTCGCAGCCTGAGCTGAGCAGGGTGCAATTCCCTGGGTGTTGGGCTGTGTGTTCTCCCTACAGACAAGCAGAACCCACACCGCACGCCGAAGCTAGTTGTGTGTCCACGTCGTGAAAATGCGCCTCACCCGCAAACGCTGCCCAAGCGCGGGGTGCAACGGAGTGGTATCCGTGCGATGGTTTACCTGAGCCATCCAGTCAATAATTCAGTGGAGAGTACGCCAAGCGTGCCTGGATCACCCACACTACGGGTGGCGTCTTGTACGGGCGCGACTGCATAAAATCTCGTTCAACTGAGTGCCATTGCAGTCCCGTACTCCTCACCCGTATGTGGGTGAGTGACCCCGGACCGGTAGGTAACTATCGCG